GGGATTGTTGCGGTGCTGTACCCATGCCGTCAAACGACGCAAACACGTTCTCAAGCGAGCCACGCGAACGCCACAACGCCGCGCTGTACATCAAAGTGCCAAGCGTGACATCACCGCTAGGCGACGTGCCAAGACTGTCGTTGTAACCTGCCTCGGCTCGACGACGACTACAAAACTGGTTGCCAGCGCTCACGGCCTGCGTAATTAGCGTGTAATCATCTGACGGGTTAGTAATCGACACACCCAAATACGTGACTAGGTTTGCTGCCGTAATCCACGTGCAGGTAGGCGTGAATGCGATTGTGCCGGTGTAGATCGCAACAAAATCAACGTCGTCACCTGTGCAAGCAAACAATATTTGATTTGGTACGGCGATCGTCACGTCATAGTCAAATTCGCCCGTTGTGCCGTCAACACCTGTGTATCGGTATTGTGGGCAAGCCAGCACGGTGTACGTGCCGTTAAACGGTGCGCCTAACGCCCCTACAACTACGCTGTCGCCAACCTGTATGTCGGTCGGCTCGAGCGTAGATACGCAGGCGTAGTTGTCAACTAATTGTTTGCTGGCTGTCGCGTAAGTTGCCATAAGCGGTTTGTCCGCCTACGACTAAGCAACTGTGATTGCTTGTACGAAGCGTGAGCCTGCGGTTGCGTCTGCTGCGTCTTGAAAGAACGTAGCAAAGTAGCCGTAGTACGAATAGTTGCGACCCAACAATTCAGGGTCTTCAACTGTCATAATGCCGCGTTGCTGTTCGTAAAACTCGATTGCTGGGGCGTGTACAACAAGCATTGTGCCTGATGCAAAATTGCCGTCAACAACAATTTCAAGACCCATTGGGTTCATGCCTGACCATGTTGCGGCCGAGCCTGCGCCCATTGTGTTTTGACCAATGAGACCCGGTGCGCCGATCGCTGGGAATAGTGGTCGTTTTGCATCGTCAAGTTGGCCGCCCAGTTTTTGCCATACGTCAACGCTGACAAGTAAGTGTGTTGCAAACAAGTTTGTCGAGTTGCTGATGTTGAACGCGCAACCGTACAACGCTGCCATGAGTGTTGTTGGGTCGCCTGCTGTGACTGTCCAAGTAAAACCTGATGCTTGTTTTGCGGTGACGCAAGCATCAGCCGCAATGTTGTCGGTTTCTTTGAGGTATTGGCCCTGCAAGTCAGTCAAGATCGCATTGAGCGCGCTGGGGTCTGTGAAATCGATGTCCTGTTGTGAGACAAACACGCCACCACTTACGGTGCTACGTGTAACCGTATTTGCGCTAAGCGTCATTTTTTGACTTGTTACTGCCGAACCTTCAGTTTGTACACCTGCTGAAGTGTGCTGAGTGATGATTGGGCGAATGAATGATTTGCCGTTACCGTTTGGCATTGCTCGAGTACCGATCGCTGATACGACAGGTCTGACAGCGTTGTAATTGAGGAAGATATTGCCCAACACGGGTGTCGGAAGCAAGCCAGGTGTGTCAGATGTTAAATCTTGAGCCAAAGCAAACTGCAATGCTGACTGATTTTTAGCCGCAGCAATTTTGTATGCTTCGTTGACTTTGCGGAACGTGTCGCCGCCGATTGTCATTGCGGCTGCATATTCGCCCGGTGTTGGCATCTTAAATTCTTGTTTTGGTTGCGCCCACAATTTGTCAACTGTTGCGGCTGCCGCCTCGACTACTGGGGTTTCGATTTTGTCGGTCATGTCTGTTTCCTTTGTTGTGTCTTGTTCTGATATTAACTCTACTGCTGGCTCGGTTTGGTGGATACTCTCGGCTGGTGTTTCGACTGGTTCGTCGGGTGCGCTTGCTGCGACGCGCTCAATGATCGCCCCGCTAAATGCGCCTTCGCTAACTAGCGACAATTCCGACCAGTTGGCGGCCTCAACGATCATCACGCCTTGTTCGTCGTAACTAAATTTTGTGGGTGTTACGCCTACCGATACCGCGTCAATAACGCCGTCATTGGCAAGGGTAAGTGCCTCGTCGCCTAGTCGAGTGGCGCTGATCTTGGCCGTAAACATCATGCCTTGCGGGGTGTCTACACGCTCGGTTACTTTGCCGACGATCTGATTAGCGTCGTGTTGCATATAAAGTTTCGGGTCGCGCCCCGTGACTGGCAACGACCCTTGCAAGAACCGCACCTTTGTGCCGTCAGAAATTGTCGCCGTCTCGTCATAAGTGACGGCCACGCCTGAGATTGAGCGCGACGGCAAACCCTCTGCCGCCGCTGCGTCAACCGTGATCTGTGAAGGGGTAAGTCTGATCATGAAGGTAACTCTACTCTTTCTGTAATTTCTGTTTGTGTATCTCGATCTTCACCCATTGAATATTCGCCGGTGAGATATTGTTCAACATCAAATTCGACGTAAGTTCCGTTAGGCAAAATGTTGTTTTGGCTGAGTGTGCCAGCAATGCAATCGGCGTAAGCACGTACACCAAATGTCCACAAATCCATACGGCTTTCAGCACTTGACTGATATGAGTACGACCCGACGCTAATACCCGCAAGGTATGGCGGAATATTGCAAAGTCGTGCCATTTCCATTGCTTGAAACTCGGCGCTTTCAATCAACAACATTTTGTCCGGTGAAGTTTGGGTTTCCGAATAAGTGACGTATTCGTTGAGTGCTGCAGTTTGATTAGTCTCACGTGCTGCATTAAACGCGGCGGCAAGGTCGGCTAATTCTTGTGCGCTCAAAGGTTCGCCGCCAGTCTGACGCAAAATGCCAGCCGGTATTGCGCTGCTCGAGTTGCGGTATCGTGCAGCTTCAAGTTTTAACGCTGTAGCAATTGCCGTTTCTGACATATAAGTAATGCCCTGAATTGGTGACAAGAATTGCACGACGTTTGTGTAGTCAAGTTCAGCGCCGTTAAAAACAATTTGTTTTGACGGTGCAAACCAAACTGGGCCAGCCTGATCAAGTGTTTGTATCATTGCTGCGGGTAGTCGAGTAAACGACGCTGGAAAGCCATCAGCCGTTCTGCTTGTGACGTAGAGAAAGCTTCTTCCGAAGAAAAAAAGATCATCAAATAACCATGCAAGCAAAAATGAATTTGGCACACTTGGGTCTATGCGTCGTAGCCAAGTGCGTGGCGCTAACGGCATTTTTTCCATTTCTTCGCCGTTCCACATTTCGGTATACATTTTTAAGTTCATGCAACCGATAACGCTGGCCATAAGATCGCGCGCTCGACTAATTGTCGGCACACTCATTGCACGATTACGAGCCGTACCTTCAACATAGTTGTAATACTGTCCGATTGAATTTGCGCCAGCATTTTGGCCGACGTATCCGCTACCAGCCGCAGCCGCTTTACTTGGTTGCGGTGATATCGCTGCTTTGCTGACGGTGCGGTTAAAAATGCCCATGCGCTAAGTATGCCACCAAACTAAATCGTCATTGTGTATAGGCGACCGCTAAGCGTCAACCGAGAAAGTAAGAACTTAACGGCCGCCCAGCAAAATACTAGCCACCTGCAACAACGATCATAGGTTTGCCTGTTGCGGTTGGTCGTGACGCGAGCGCCGCCGACCAAACCAAACATCGTGCCAACTCGATCGGGCCGGGTGATCGTTGGCTTGATAGCGCAATGCTGTTTTGTGACCTGACCGCAACGGCGCGCTGCACGTGTTCGGCAAGCATATTTTCGCCCGTGTGCCAAAGTAGTTTTTCGTGGATCATTGACTTTATGCGCGGCGTAAATTTAAGTATTTCGCCATAGCCGACAACTGCTCTGCGACGCTCAAGCGCTAACGGCCAATGAATATCTATCGACGGACTGATAGCAAATTTAATTGCCGTGTTTTTCGCTAGACGCTCAACGTGTCGCAACATCTCGTCGTACGTGTCGCAAACAAACTCAACGGTGACAACGGTGCGCCGATCGTCTAACACGATTGCGCGGGTTGCAAAGTATCGGTCGTCGGTCAGGCTTGTTTCAATAGCGACTGTGCCGCCGTCCGGCATCGGGTCGGTGTACTCCAACTCGGGCCACAAACCCGGTGCAATCCACG